TTTCGGCCCTCGATTGGATCGAAAAAGTCAGCCTGTGGAAAGCGGCCAAAAAGGGCACGCGGGTCAAATCGGATTATTTCACGATCTTGAACTGGGCACGGAAGGATCGGACTCTTGAGGCGCACACACCGAAACCCGCCCCGCTCATCACGGCTGCCGAGCAGTATGATCGAGCTGTATGCCTCATGCACGTGACCGAGCGGGAGGGCGATCCGAAGACGTTGGAAGCGTGCCTGGCGGCAATCGAGGAACTGGACAAGGACCGACGGGGGTTTTACTAAATGGAGGAATTATGCGATGTGGCTGCACAACCGAATATGACCGAACCGACCATCGGCACTGGCCGGATGATAGCGAGTGCCTCTTGCCGGAAGCGGTGGCAATTCTGAGAGGGGTACAACATTTTCTGAATCGTCCAGAGTTTTTTCGCACTCACGCGGAGATAGTGGCATTTCTGGAAAAAGTCGATGCTGGCGGCAAAGAGGGGGATGGCGGATAGCGCCAAGGGGCGGGATTTCGCGCTCTGAACGGCCAAGGACGCGATTTCGACCCTCAGGAGGCTCTGTGACTCGTCTGAGCGGCTTGGATGTGGTTCACGGCGAAAATTGAATTTCAGGATTTGGAGGCATATGGAAGTCGTCAGGCGGCGAATACAGGGAAGCGTGAGTTTGGAGGCCAAGCCGTGAAGCCACAAGCGCCAGTGCCGCTCTGCATAGAGCTTTTTTGCGGAATGTTTGGATGGTCCCAAGGATGGCTCGAAATGGGGGGCCGCGCTGTGGGCTTTGATATCGAGCATCTGCCGCATCACGGGCCGGTGCCGAAGGGTGCGGATCTCGTGATTCAGGATGTGCTTACCCTGCATGGAAGCCAGTTCAGGGATGCGGATTTGATCTTGGCGAGTCCGCCTTGCCAGGAATTCTCTTATCGGGCGCTGCCTTGGAAACGGGCGAAAGCCTTACCGCCGCCGTTCAAAGGAATGGAACTGTTTAATGCGTGCTATCGAATCCAGGCGGAAGCGTGTGAAGCTGCTAATCGGCATATTCCCATGATTATTGAGAATGTGCGGGGCGCTCAGAAATGGATCGGCCAATCTCGTTGGAATTATGGGAGTTATTATCTCTGGGGGAATATGCCGGCGCTGATGCCTCATGGACAACCGCGCAAGAGTCGGGCATGGTTCAGTCAGCCGAATAGTTCAGCACGATTATATTCCGGCCATAGTCCCGAACGCCGCGCCTGGTCCGCGAAGATAGCCAAAATCCCGCTGCCCCTCAGTCGCCACATTGCACAGATCTATTTCCCCCATGAGTAAAACCATTAAGCCGTCAGTGCCGCTGGAGAGCGAGATTCAGAAGCAAATCATCGAATACGCCTGGTACACCTTCCGCCTGAAGCTGTATCGGCGCAATACGGGGGCAATGAGCGGCACCTACAACGGCAAGAAACGCTTCGTGCGCTTCAGTGAGCCGGGGCAGGCGGATCTGTGGGGGATTCAGCCGAAGACGGGGCGGCATGTGGAGGTCGAAGTGAAACGCCCCGGCCAAGTTCCGACCGAGGCGCAGTATCAATGGCTTGTCGATTGTATTCAAGCTGGCGCGATTGCCTTTTTCGCAGACTCCGTGGACATGTTCGAGAGAGCCTACAAAGATCCACCGCGAATCATTGAGTGAGCTTCTTCGCCTTCCGCGCCGCCGAGGGGTTAGACGGCATAGGGATTTCCATCGCGGCCTTTTTGCAGCCGTCCTGAGCTGGTACGTTCCGTAGAATATCCAAAGTCGCGAATGACATAGCCGCCACGATAGAGATGCGGAGTGTATTTCGCCGCTGTAATGGCTATGGCTTTCGAAGCAAGTATATCTTGCCCATCCAATTCAATCTGTATGCGATAGGCCTCAATTAGGTCATCCTTGGTGCGGAATTCTCGAAGTTCTACCGGAATCTTATCGTTACTCATAGTGCCTCTTTCTTCAGTTTCTTCGCCGCCGCCGCTTTCCGGCCCAGTTCGGCATAGTATTCGCGGTCGCCTCGGGATTTGCGTGCTCCCGAGGCTAGACCGCCTTGCTTTCCCTTGCGCTTGAAGAATGCGCGGGTGAGGCGAGGGGGGTTAGTGGGCACGGGATTTTCTCCGTTGAAGCTGCTCACTAACTTGTCGAGCCAAATTAAGAAAATATTGGCGGTCCTGATGTAGGGCGCATATCTGTCGATTCGCTGTTGAAATCTGCCCCCTGATTGCAGACAGGCATGCTTCTAACTGACTGATTGGAAGTGCGAGAATAGCTCTTAATTCGATGTCAGTCATAATAAATTCTCACTTTCAGATTGGCGATCCGAAGTCCACCCGATATGTCCGCCGTCCTCGCGCCATTCGGTAATAGGCCGCGCCCACTCGCCGTTTCTGAGCAGAATTCCGGCATCCGACCGCCGTACGATCCAAGCTGAGCAGAATCGGAAAGACACGCGCTGCGCATAGTGCTTAAGATCCGAAGCTATTTCTTTACGGAATGAGAACGTCTTTGGCATTGGATTGCATGTGCCCATCCATTTCATTTGGATCATTTCGTCTCCGTTTCTGACGCATCGCGCCGGTTAATTTCTTCCAGAGTCTCGCAGATCAAGTCCTGCAAGTGATCGTGATGCTTTCGAGCCATTTCTTCGCGCAGCTTCCAAATCGGCAAGCGGTCGCGCAGTTCGTTCAAATACACCTGGAGCTGCTCGGTTGTGGTTTCGTGGGGTTGGGTTGTCATGAAAGCTCCTTCAGTGATCGGACATAACATTTCAGTCCGTAATGGTTGTAGGCGATATTGGCTAATCGATGCGCTTCTTTGAATGTGAGCGGGGTGACTTTGGGGTATTCGCTGGTCAATTGCCGGACCCCAAGAAGCGAGGGCCATGCAATCACATACTGATCTTCTGTGAAAATATAATAAAACCGCTCGGAAGATCCTCGGTCTCGTAAAACTGCGATACTTTCTAAATTTCTCATAGTCGATCTCCTTTCAGTCAGAATCCCCCGCCCGCTTTGACGCTGCACGCACGCGGGGGTGGGGGATTAATCGGCTTCAGTGATTCCGAACGCATTCGCCACAGTGCGCTCGCGTTCTGGCTGCCAATTTCGCAGTACTGCATATTCGTGCAATGTGGCAATTCGCTGCTCGGTTCGATACACCCATTCGATGTAATTGAGCATGTCGTCTTTGTCTTGTTCGAGATCTGTCATCTCAGTTGCCCGACTTCGAGCCGATTCATGGTGTAGGACATTTCAAGATTGTCTTTCGTCTCATATCGTTCACCATTCACAGTAAGCACGAAGTTCAGATAGCCGTCACGACGCAGCTTTGCGGGTGTTCCATCGGGCAGGCCCAGTTCGTAATCACCGGCATCGAGAATGTTGGTGCGAAATGGCGACCAGTGAATGGCGATGTATGTCTTTGCTTGTGTCATGTTCGTTCCTTTCGTGGGGAGGGGGTTAGCACTCGGATCGGTGTATTTCAATGTCAATGGCTTCAGCTTCAGTGACGGGATAACCGCCGAACAGAATCGCGGATTCGAAGAAGCGTTCGGCGGCTTCAAAGGATCGACCTTTCTCGGTAACTGCCAGCAAGCGGAAATAAGGTTTCATGCCGCCGTCATGGACATAGACAATTCGTTGCACTTTCAATCCTTCGATGGGTTCAATGGTCTTGCCGAAACAATCGATGAATCCCGGCATTCTCACATCCTGTCCGATTCCAAAGCCTGCTTTAATCTGTGTCATGTTCGTCCTTTCGTGGGGAGGGTTAGCGGGTTGCTTTATAATGCCGGTTTTGGCTTACCACAGGATTAATTGAATCCATCAGGCGCTGCACAAGAGCTACTTGTTCACACAGGCCATATTCCCGATAAAGCCGAGCCCGGACACGTACGAGAAGCCGATATGCCGGAGTTGAATAAATGCTCATGTTCGTTCCTTTCGTGGGGAGGGTTAGTTTGTTTTAACGAATTCCATATTGACGGCAGCGGTTTTGCCTGTAATGAGGCGAACTTCGGCATTGCATCCGCTGTACTTCGGAAATGTGCGGATGATTTCAAGGATGCCAGTATCAGAACTGGCCCGACGAAATGCACCGCCGACTGGATAGTGCGTTGTATCGTAATAACCAAAGCCTTTAGGGATGTACTGATGTGTCATGTTCGTATCCTCCATGAACAGAGAATAAGGCAAGGGGGTTGCGGTGTCAAGGGATTATTTGCAGGACCGTGATATTATTTGTGCATGGCTCAAATCTCGAAGATTTACCGCCAGAATGCCAATGTCTATCCTGCCCGTGCCATTGGCGAAGCCATGCCCAAGCACATCTTCCTGGAACGGATAAGCAAGCGGCCCATCTTGCAGAAGATCGGTAATGTCTGGGAGCTTTATTGCGATTATCACGAGCGAGCGATACCGAAAGCTGCTGGCTTCTGCTGGTCCCCGACTCAGAAGGTATGGTTCACCGATAATCCTAAGAAAGCGGTCACGCTCATCAAATATGCCGGCAAACACACCAAAGATCATTTGCTGGAACTTTTCGCTTCCCTTCCTGAGTGAAAGCGAGTATCAATGGCACGTTCATGTGATAACCTGAATTTGTTCCCGACCCCTTCCGAAGTACCACTTCACCGCGTCCGAAGGAAGGACGCAAGCGAAGCCTTCCCTTCCCATTAATTCTCAGGCTATAATCCCGCTCATGAGCATCTCTGCACCTCGCACAGAAAAAGCACATACCTTCCTCAATGCCACTCAGAAGCAGGCACTCATTGCCGCTGTCGCTTCCGGAATGCCGCAACGTCAAGCCGCTCAAGAGTTTGGCGTTCATCGCAATACTGTCACCATGCTCATGAAGTCCGTGAAGCAATATGCCCATGCTGCGAATCCACTGTCAAAAGACTGGAAAGACAGTGCTTTAGCGGTCGCGCAAAGTGCAGTGCACAGAGGAATGTTGCATGAGAGTGACCCCATCGGCGCTGCCAACGTTGCACTCAAACTCATGCACGGTATCGGCTACCTCACGACAAGCAATCAGCTCCAGGTCGATGGTAATGTGAACTTGCAGGTGAGCTGGGGCGCGGTACAAGAGCCTGACCCAGAACCCGCGCTGGACGTGGATCACAAGCAGATCAGCGATGGTGCATCGCGTGAGTGAAGCCACATAAGATACGTTATGCGTAGTCAGATTCCGATATAACGGAATCCGATATAGTGGAAGTCGAGAGGGGGGGATACCCCACCGGCCTTCGAGCCTGGTCGAGTCGAGTCGGGGGATGCGTATACCCCGCCATCGATGTGAATGTATATGCTCTCCCCGTGTATACCACTTCTGTTTCTCTGTTCCTCGGTGGCATCCTCCGTGGTTCCCATGCGGCAAGAGCCTTTCCGTTTTCTCTGGTAGTTTGGATTCTGTTTATTATAATGAGTAGCATGATGAAGCGAATGAGCGTGGAAGTGTTGAACCAGACGGAGGAGAACCGGGGGATGGCGGGGGTGAGGCCGTTGGCGTTTCGGGGGCAGGTGCGGTGTGGGAAGTGCGGGCATGCGTGGTGGTCGCGGGTGAAGGTGCCGAAAGCGTGTCCGCGGTGCAAGCGGTACGATTGGAGCAAGGGATGAGGCATGGAGATATCTATGAAAGTCTTGAGCAATTGCTGCCGGGACTGGTGGTGATTGTGGCATTGGCGATTTTCGGTTGGTGGTATTGGTCGGCATCCTCCGATTGCGACAGAAGGCATGGGGTCATGGTCCGGACCGTGATGTGGTATGGATGCGTCGAGGGAGCGAAGTGATGATAGTCCTTCGCGACAAGTTCAATCCGGAGGAGGGGCGGGAGTGGGATTTCGCATTTCAGATGATGCCGGAGGTGAAGATGGGAACAATGGAACGGGAATGGAACTATGTGGGGCATTTGAATGTGGCCTCGATGCGGGTGGCGATGGAAGTGCGGCCCTCGCGGTGGAATTTGTTCTGGATGCGGGTGCTGCTGGGATGGACGTGGACCGCGTATCCGGAGGTACGGCATGCGGTCCTGGGACATGGGGAACGGGGGTTTTCCAGTTGAGCATGGAGGATGAGGAGAAGACCTTCGAGGCGCATCTGCTGCACTATGGATGTCCGTGGTGCCGGCGGTCGTTTGGGGAGGAGCACCGGGCGTTGATCGAGTCCGAGCAGCAGGAGAAGTTGCAGAACCAGAACATGCGGGGGACGATTCGGAGTTATCAGATGTATCAGGAAGCGTTGCAGGCCCAGATTCGGGAGTTGACGCGGAAGCTGGAGAAGATCACCATGGCGGTGACGGAGACAGACGACCATGCGCACTTTCCTAAATAGATGGGTGGACCTGCCGATGACGTTTGAGATGGAATGCACGGAGAGGATCGATACCCTGCACCGGATGGAACCCTCAACGAACTGTGAGACTGGCCCGCACTGCTTTTGCCTGGTGGATGAGTATGGGCGTCCGAAGTGCCACTGGTGTGGGTGTGTGAAGCCGTGGGATGAGAATCTGGATGGGGGAGAGAATTCATGACGGAATGCAAGTGTCCGAAATCCATCCGATTCTCGATTCAAGTGCATTCCCCTGATTGCGAGAACCGACCGATTCATTGCAGCGGCCCATGTCAGAAAACATACTGGGCATGGGAGCTGGATTTTCGGGGATATTGTCCAACATGTCGAAAGGCGGAGAGGTCAAGGACTAGGGGGAGAATTCGTAAACGAGATTGTGGGTAACCTGGTTCGACTCCAGGGCGTGCGGGCGGGCACGTTGCCGGCTGGTAGGCTGGCCGATGGGAACGCGACCCATCACCGCCCAGATTGAGGAGGAATCATGCCCGTGAGTGCCTATTTCGGTGGAAAAGGCGATCAGGTGTTGGCGAAGATGGTGCGCGAGTATGGGAAGAAGGGCAAACAGGTCTTCTATGCGACGGCGAATGCCCAGAACCAGACGCCGAAGAAATGATCCACCATGCGGAGGAGTGTGGCTGCATGCAGTGCGTGAAGCGGGTTCGGCAGACAAGCGATTATGCGGTACTGCGGAACGTCTTGCGATTGCCGAAAGAACCACATGATGAGACCCTCCGTATGAAAGATGAAGGCATGGGTCAGGTGATGGATGCGATTCTGGCGCGACTGCGGCGTGCCGAAGCCGAGATCGTGCTGCTGCGCCGCGAGAATGAGCGGTTGCTGCGGATGTTGAAGCGAAAGAAGAAATAGATGGATGTCTTTGAACAGCGTCAGCGGCGCTCCATCCGATTGCGTCAGGCGATTCGGGATCGAATCCAAGCCGAAGTGCGGGCGCACCATCGCTCCGCATGCGAACATGCCGATGCCGATATCGAATGGTCCGATCGAGGCAGATTTGGGTTTCACTGCTTTCATTGCGGGTTGACGCTGGTGGGCCGGACCGATGAACGCAATCCCGATATTGATGCCTAAGCCTACCAAGATCGTCCAACTCCCCTACAATCCCCGCCGCGCCTTCATGCCGTTTCATGAGAGAACCCAGCGGTGGGCCTGTCTGGTCGCGCATCGCCGTGCCGGCAAGACCGTGGCGGCAGTCAACGACATCATCCATCGCGCCCTCAAGCAGGTTGGACCCTATGCCTATATGGCGCCGTTTCGCCGTCAGGCGAAGGATGTCGCATGGGAGTATTGTAAATACTACTCGACCGGCGTGAGGAAAAAGGCCAATGAATCGGAACTCACCATCGATCTGGTGAATGGGTCCACGATTCAGTTGTTCGGTGCGGATAATGCCGATGCGATGCGCGGATTGGGATTTGCCGGTGCCTACCTCGATGAATATGGCGACTTCAAGCCCTCCGTCTATGGAAATGTAATTCGGCCCGCACTCTCGGATCGGCAAGGGTGGGCCGTGTTTGGCGGCACGCCGAAGGGTCACAACCAGTTCTATGATGTGCATCGTTCCGCGCAGACCACGCCGAACTGGTATTCGTTGGTATTGAAGGCATCAGAATCCCGGATTCTGAAAAAGGAAGAACTCGTCGCCGCCCAGCAGCAGATGAGCGAAGACCAGTATGCGCAGGAGTATGAATGTAGCTTCGATGCCGCGATTCTCGGTGCGTTTTATGGGAAAGAGATGTCTCGCGTCGATGCCGAAGGCCGGATTCGTCTCGTGCCGCACAACCCGGACTTGCCCGTTTCGACGGCATGGGATCTGGGACACTATGACGATACCGCGATCTGGTTCTATCAGAATGTCGGTGATGAGATTCACATCCTCGACTGGTATTCCGAAAGTGGCGGCACGATCGAAGACTATCGCGATGGCGGATTCGCCCCCGGATCGCTGACAATGGCGGTGATTTCTCGGTATTCCGAGCGCGGTTACCGCTATGACCGGCACTGGCTCCCGCATGATGCGCGGGCCAAGACCTTGGGCAGCGATGGGAAATCCACAGTCGAGAAGTTGTCGAAGTATTTGAAGTTCGAAACCCTTGCGATTGCGCCAATGCTCTCGATTCAGGATGGAATCCAGGCCGTGCGATCCGCGCTGGGCCGCTGCTTCTTCGATACCCGCTGCGGGTTGCATCCCGAGACCGGCGAACCCTATTCGCGCAGTGCGATTGAGGCGCTTCGCCAGTACCAGCGGGAATACAATGAAGACACGCATGCCTTCCGCACGACGCCCCTTCACGATTGGACTAGCCATTTGGCCGATGCTTTTCGTATGCTGTCGGTGGCCGAGCGGCGAAAGCAGGCAACCGTCGAGATCAAGGAAACGCCGAAGTTCATCCAGACCGATCAGATGACGCTCGATGAACTCTGGGCCGCGACGGAAGAAAAACAGGCGATGGAGGTTCGGATCTGAATGAGCATCTATACCCTTGAAGGATTCACCGCCTCCGATATCACCGGCACCACCGCCGTCACGTCCAAGCCCTGCACGATGGCGGGGTTTTATGTGAACTCCACCACGGGCGGGACGCTGGTCTTCCGCGATGGCGGCGCATCGGGCACGGTGCTTAGTGGCACGATCACTCCCGCGATTGGCTTTCACCGCTTCCCCGCCCTGATTGGCACTTCTCTTCATGCCACGATTGCGAATACGCTGGATGTGACCATTTTCTTTCAAGGACAAGGCTAATGAGCATGTACACGGTCGAAGCGGGCTTTCCCATCAATCTCGCCGCAAGTGCCGTCATTTGCGCTAAACCCTGCACGATTCTGGGCTTCTATGTCAACTCGACCTCATCGGGCACCATGAACATTCTGGATGGCGGATCGAGCGGCACCGCGCTCTGCGGGACAATCACCCCGGCGGCGGGCGCATTTCACCGGTTTCCCGCCACCACGAGCACGGCGGCCTATTTCACGATTGTCAGCGGATCGCTGAATGTGACGTTCTTCTATCAACCCTTATGATCTTTCCCAAGGTTGAACTTTATATTTACGGCGATCTCACCCCGGAACAGATGGATATGATTCGTCCCATCATGGCGACGACGAGTGCATGCGCGAGTCCTGATTTTCGGGATGCGCCGCACTTCCATATCTATATGGATCGGGATACTGTGATTGAGGCTCCGATATGAGCACCACCGAAAACGACGAAACCGCGATTCCCTCTCCCTACAGCCCCGAATCGTCCGGTCGTTTCTGGCATGAGCACATCACCCATGCCGAAGGCATCTTCGATACATGGTTCACCCGCGCCAACAAAGTCGTGGAGCGTTATCGCGATGAACGCGATGCCACCGGACGGCTACGATCCAAATACAACATCCTCTGGTCGAACACGCAGGTCATGCGGCCTTCCTTGTATGGGCGGCCCGCCAAACCGGAAGTCTCCCGCCGCTTCATGGATTCTGACCCTGCCGCCCGCATGGCTTCCTTGATGCTCGAGCGTGTGCTCGAATATGAAATCGAACAGTTCCCCGATTTCCATTCCGGCATGGATCAAGCCGTGGAGGATCGCCTGCTTCCCGGTCGCGGCATCATCTGGATGCGGTATGAACCACTCATCGAGACCACCGAAGAACCGCAGGTCGAGAATGTCGTCGAATCGCCAAATGAGCGGATCGTCGAAGCCCACTCCCCGGTCGATTATGTCTATTGGAAAGATTTCCTGCACTCCCCCGCCCGCGTCTGGGATGAAGTCTGGTGGGTCGCCCGCGCTGTTTATCTGACCCTCGATGAGGGCATTGCCCGGTTCGGTGAAGTGTTTCGCAATGTGCCGCTCCATGAAGTCAAGGAAGACAACAGCAAGCGGCCGAAGGATCGGTATGAGAATTCCGGCATCGCCAAGAAGGCGAAAGTCTGGGAAATCTGGGATAAGCGCGATGGGAAAGTCTGCTGGCTGGCAAAAGACTATCCTCTCGCTCTCGATGAACGCGATGATCCGCTGGGATTGGAAGAATTCTTTCCGTGCCCGCGCCCGCTCTATGCCACCACCACGAATGGCAGCTTGATCCCGGTTCCGGATTATGTCGAATACCAGGACCAGGCCGACGAACTCGATTCCATCACGGGCCGGTTGACCCGGCTGGTCAAGGCAGTCAAGGCGATTGGCGTCTTCAATGGAGAGTTCAAGGAACTCGGACGGCTGCTTTCCGAAGGCGTCGATAACAAGATGTTCCCCGTGTCGAACTGGGCGGCGCTGGCCGAGAAGAACGGACTCAAGGGCGCGATTGACATGCTCGATGTGTCCGCCGTGGTGCAGGCGATCAGCGTCTTGCAGGCCCAACGCGATGCCGTGATCCAGACGATTTATCAGATTTCCGGTATCTCCGATATTATGCGCGGCGCGACGAAGGCCGAAGAGACGCTCGGCGCGCAGCAGTTGAAAGCCAATTTCGGCAACCTGCGGATGCGGACCTCGCAGGCCGAAGTCGCCCGATTTGCTTCCGATATCTTCAAGCTCAAAGCGCAGATTGTCTGCAAGTTCTATCCCCCCGCCCTGATTGTCCAGATGTCGGGGGTCATGCAGATGCCCGAGGCGCAGCAGAATCCCCAGATTGTCGCCTCTGCCATCGCGATCTTGCAGGATTCCCGCGTCCGCGATTTCCACATCTGCGTCGAATCCGATTCGCTTGCCCAGATTGACGAACAAGCCGAAAAGCAGGCGGCGACTGAAGCGCTTACCGCACTCGGCGGTTTCTTGCGCGAATCATTGCCGCTCTTGCAGGCGGCACCGCAGTTTCTACCCGCCATGCGGGAATCGACGCTATTCCTGATGCGCCGGTTCCGTGCAGGCCGTGAACTGGAATCCTCGTTCGAGCAGAGTTTCAAAGCCATCGCGGAAGCCGCTGCCGCGCCGAAAGGTCCATCGAAAGAAGAAATCGAGGCCCAGACGCAGGCGCAGATTGCGCAAGTGCAGGCGCAAGCCCAGACGCAGGCCGCGCAACAGAAAGCACAGTTCGATGCGCAGACGCAGCAGAGCAAATTGGCGGCGGAAGCGCAGTTGGAACAACTGAAACAGCAGATGGAAGCTGCCGCTCGGGAGCATGAAGCGCAGATGAAGATGGCGACGGAAGCGCATGGAATGGAGTTCGACAAATACAAAGCCGAACTCGATGCGGCGACGAAGAAAGAAGTCGCGGAGATGTCCAATGCGACTTCGATTCGTGTCGCGATGATTTCCGCCAGCAAAGGCACATCCGAAGATCCAGGCGGCTTGGCGACGAATAGTTCCGTGACCGATGCTGCCGAGCAATTGGCCGAACGCTTCGAAGCCGCAATTCCATTGCCCGAACCGAGCCATCATGCCGAACTGGCGTTGGCCTTGACTGGATTGCGCGAAACCTTGAGCCAGATTCCCTCAATGATGATGCCACCGGCCCAAGGAAGTCCCTTCGCACTCCACGGCGCGACCCCGGCGGCAACACCTCCCACACCAGCGGCGGGGAAGGGATTCAAGATCGTGCGCGATGAATCGGGCCGGATGAGCCATATTGTTCCAGCGGAAGACTAAATACTGAGGAGACCTATTCATGGCATTCAATCACATCCATTTCAATCGGGGTTCGCAGTATGGCAGTCGTCTCGCTCAAAGCCTGTCGGTCATGGAATCGGCGGACGATCAGCAGGCCGATGTGCGCGACATGCTGCTACAAATGATCGATGGTGATGGCTCGCTGATCAGCATGTTCGATGAAGTCGTGCGACGGCTGGAAGTGCTCGACTGGGTTCCCAATCAAGCCGTCACCGATCCGCAGCGCACGGCGGCGCGAAACCTGTGGCTGCAAGTCGATTCCGCCTATGCGAAAACTTCTGGCGATGGAGCCGTATCCAGCGTCCGGTCGGCACGCAACCAACTCTATTCCTTCCTGAGAGGCTAATCCGACCGATGGCCGATTATACCGCCGCCTCCGCCTCTCGCGCCGATGTCAATACCGCCATTGGGCTGAGTTCCGCTGGAGACCGCGTGTTCGTCCCCGCCGGTACCGCCGACTGGACGGGCGATATCAGCATCAATGGGATTCAGTTGATCGGTGCCGGAACTTCGACATGGCCCGCCACCTCGACTTCGGGAACCATCATCACGGGCGGCAAGGTGAATATCACCAAACATGCCACCCAATATGTCCGCATGAGCGGATTCAGCTTCACCGCCGATGCGCAGGATCTCCAGATTCATGGATTGCGCGGAAGCAAAGCCTATATTGTGGATCATTGCTATTTCTGGACAGGTGGAAGTTATGTCTGGGGTTCGACCATTACCAATGGCGGGCTATTTCACCACAATTATATTGATGCTGCCGATGCAGGCGGTCTTGGGGGTCCCGACATCCTTCCGCTGAATACCATTGGCGGCGATGATCCTGAAGACTGGACCGATGCGCCGACATTCGGCGCAGATGACACGACGGGCGAACGCAATATCTATATCGAAGCGAATACGTTCAACAACATCATCGAATCCGCTCCCGATGGCAACTCCGGGGTACGGCTGGTCATTCGATACAATTTGCATCAGGATTCCGCGATTTCCCTGCATGGCGGAAGTCCATCGGATTCCGGCTCGAATGGCGGCACGCGGCATTTTGAGATTTACAATAATACCTTTTCGCGCCTCTCAAATACAAACCCGCTGGACAAGTGGATCTGGATTCGCGGAGGAACCGGCGTCATTGCGAACAATTCTATCGATGTCGGGCAATCGCCGGACTTCTCCAGCTATACTCCCGTCTCGGAAATCAAGCTGAGTCTTGCCTGTCCGAATGCCTATCCGATGCAGTATCAGGTCGGCCAGTCGAGTTCCACGCCCGAGAATCCACCATCGCATCCACTTCTGATCTTTGGCAATGTGGCCGGTCCTCACAGCAATGGAACCACCGAATCCGATTTCATCGTGACCACTGCAATTGAACCGGGCGGCTTTTATGACTGTTCCGTGCCATCTACCTATATTCAGGTGAATCGCGATTACTATCTATCGAATCAGTGGAGCTGGACAGCGTATACCTATCCGCATCCATTACAGTCGATTGGTTCGCACACGGATACGAATGCTCCAGCGGTACTGATCCCGATGAGGATGATTCTCTAATGGCGATTGCACAGGTCCAGGCTCCCACCATCAAGGATACAACCGCAGCCGGAACGACATTGGCTTATGCCAGCAATGTGACGGCGGGAAGTTTTCTCTGCATGGGCATCCGCATCGGTGGCGCGGGTGGCGATCAGACCGTCACGGTATCGGGCACGGGGTCGGAAACATGGACCCGCGCCGTTCATATTTTCGATTCCGCCTTTGGCATTGTCGATATCTGGTATCGCGAAAATACGGCAAGTTCGACATCCTATACGGTAACGGTGACGTTCTCGACATCCACGACCATCCGCATGTCGATTCATGAATACAGCGGTGTCGCAACATCCTCAAGCGTCGATCAAACCAATTCGGGCAAAGGCGATTCGGTGCCGACCTCGGGGTATGACATCACGACCACGAATGCGAATGATTTGATCTTTGCTGCGATGGGCAATCAGGCGGTCGATACGGTATCGGCGGAATCTGGTTACACCTTGCGTGTGCAGAATCCCGCAGCCCCGAATACCCGCATGGCGGTGCAGGATCAAATTGTGTCGGCCACGAGCACTTATCATGGAGCATTCAGTGAAACGCAGGATGTGGGTTCGACGCCGCGATGGATGGCGTGTATTGCCTCGTTCAAGCAAGCCAGTGCCGGTGGTTCGGTGGTTGGCGCATATTACTATGAAAAAATGGCAGGAATGTTAGGATAACCCCGTGTTTAAGAATGTCGCATCGCAAAGAGTCTATGTGTTCGCGTTTGATTCGACCACGAATCTGCCCAAGACCGGCGATGGTGCGCAGATTACCGCCTATATCGCGAAAGACTACGCCACGACCGTCACGCAGTTGACCGATACCAGCGCGACGGAAGTCGATAACGCGAATGCGAAGGGACTCTATGCGTTCGATATCTCGCAGACGGAAACCAATGCGGATGCGATTCTCGTCACGGGGAAATCCACCACGTCGAACATCGTCGTGATTGGCGCACCGGCGATGATTTACACGCTGCCGAATAACTTCACGACAACTTCGATTGACAGCAATGGGCGGCTCGACATCATCAAGGTGAATGGCACCTCGCAGACGGCGGGCGACATTTACTCGAAAGTCTCCGCACTGACGTTCACCGTCGCCAATCAAGTCGATGTGAATGTGAAGGATTGGGCGGGAACGGCGGTATCGACTCCGGCGACGGCAGGCATTCCGGAAGTGAATGTGAAGAACATCAACAATGTCGCAGCCGCCACTCCGGGCGCATCCGGCGGCATCTTGATCAGCGGATCGAATGCAGGCACCACAACCTTTGGCGCACTGACCGTCACGGGAGTATCGACCCTGACCGGCAATCTCGTGCTCTCCGATGGCTTCACCGTTTCTGCACCGTCAACCGGAAATCGTGCGGGTATCACGGTCACTGGAAATGGAACAGGAGCAGGCTTGTCCATTACCAGCGGTAATGGCGCAACTGCGAATGCAGTGGATTTTATTGCCGCATCGACTACCGGAAATGGATTAAAGGCCACCGGAATTGGCGCATCTTCGTTGGAATCTTGTGGCATTCGGGCACTCGCCGCAGGAACCGGAGGGCAGGGAATTCGCGCAACCGGAGCTGGAACTGGACATGGATTTCAAGCCTCTGGAGGTACGACTGGAAATGGCTTAAATTTTAATGGCGGTGCCACTTCCGGCGATGGAATTTCCATTACCACCACCTCGGGGCATGGAATCAATATCTCGAATGTGCATGGAACCAGCATGCACGGAATCTTGTCCCAAGGCGGCGATGCGGGAACCTCCGATGGCATCAAGGCCGTGGCGGGAACCGGCGGCGTCGATATTCGCGGCAACATCACGGGCAATGTGACGGGCACCATCACGACCGCAACGAATGTCACCACCGTCAATGGGCTGGCCGCGGGTGTGGTCACGGCATCCTCGATTGCGGCAGATGCGATCACCGCTGCCAAGATTGCCAATGCCGCCATCGATGCCGCCACCTTCGCTGCCGATGTGCCCAGTCTCGCGATGCGCACGGGAACTGCCGTGGCGGGCGGTGCGACCACCATCACCCTTGATGCGGGAGCTTCGGGAACCAATAGCTTCTATAACAGCACGCTCATCATGCTAACCGGCGGCACCGGTGCCGGACAGTCTCGATTCATCACCGCTTATGTCGGGGCGACTCAAGTTGCAACGGTTGCGGCATGGGTCACGAATCCCGATAGCAGCACGACCTTTGCGATCCTGCCCTTCGATGCCGTGGTCGCCAGCGTGGCATCCTTATCGTCCGCCGGAAATAATGCCGTGGCCGATGCATTGCTGGATCGTGCCGATGCCATCGAAACCGGCATCACCCCTCGCGGTGCATGGCGGATTGGCGTGGCGGCGGATGCAGGCAAGACCGATGGAATGGCTTCGGCGGGCACGGCCCATCTGCGCAATGTGGCCGATACCAAGAATCGCGTGACGGCGACCACGGATGGAACGGGTAATCGCACGGCGACCAGTGTGGATACAACCTGATGTGGAGTGGACTCTATTGGGCTAAGAATTTCTTCAGCGGTTTGTTCTGGGGACCGCCCTCGGGAACAATCCCGCCCGTCATCACGGTGCGGCATGGCGGGGCATATCCACCGAAGAAGAAAAAGAAACAACCGGCATTGGCCTTCTGGGAACAGCGCAACGAGGATGTGCGGGACAGCCTCATGGCGGTAGTTCGTGCAACCGAGCAACGCAAGCGTGATGCCATCGAACGCCAGGATGAGGAAGATGTGATCGTCATGATGCAAATGGCAGGACTGCTATGAAATACATCTGGGATGCCGAGCGTCAGGAGTTTGTTCCCAAAGAGCGAAAGGCTTCCGATCTCCACTATGTGCAGGGTGATCTTGAAGAGTTTCGCAATACCGATGGCACGATGATCGGCGGTCGCCGCCAATGGCGGGAGCATTTGAAATCCACCGATACGATTGAAATGACCGCGAAAGATTTGCAGCTCAGCCGCGAACGGTGGAACAGTCGAAAGGCGGATTTTCAGGATCGGATTCGGCCTTCGGAGAAGTCGGGAGTGCGCCCCGTGAATGTCGATGTGATGAGTGCGCCCGACCCACAGGCATCGTTAATTCAGCGTGAAGTGATGAATCGTCTTGACGGACGCCCCACACCTGAACGTAAGATGCTCATTAAGATGACATTGGATGCCGCACGCATGCTGAGGGGACGATGAAGAGAGGTCCAAAGCCGTTAGAGAAATGTATTTTAGCCGGTCATAATATGGCGGAGACCAGAAGATTTGTACCGAGTGGAAAATCGTTCTGCTCTCTTTGTAAAAAGGCGAGACCTCGATGGAAAGAGAAACTAAAGCGAGACAAAGAAGCCGTAAGAAAGATGAAATTGAAAGCAAAATGGGGATTAACAATTGATGCTTTCAATGAAATGCTTGAAAAGCAGAATCACAAATGCGCGATTTGTCTCACCGATAATTGGGGAACCCCCAATGCAGCGGTGGATCACAATCATGAAACTGGGAAAATTAGAGGCTTACTTTGTAGGAGATGTAATATCGTCCTTGGGATGTATGAAGATAATTTGGATCTGTTTCAGAAATCCATTTCATATTTGAAGCAGAACTAATTAAACAATTTTGACCACCGGAGGCATTCGGTTTAAGGTCATTCAACGAGCTAAAAGCCCTGCGTACTGTCTAGACAGCAGATACGTAGGGCTTTTTCGTTGCATAGGAGAATATGTCCACAGTCGAAAATCCAACCGCCATCGAAACACCATCCGCCACTCCGCCACCGTCAACTCCCGCGCCTTCTGCTCCTGCTGTGGACACCCCTTCTGCGCCGCCGCTCGATGTCACCAATCGCCGCGATGTGATTGTTGCCGCGATGAAGAATCCCATCCCGCGATCCGAACGGCCACGCGATCCGACTGGAAAGTTTCTACCCCTTGCGGGGGTGCCGACCTCTCCCGTGCCGGCCTCTCCTTTCCCGACACCTGCGGCACCCCGCGCCCCCATGCCCAAAGCCCTGAAGATGGAACTCCAGCCGCACTGGGATGCGGCTCCCGATGAACTGCGTCAAGCCATCATCCAACGCGAAGCCGATTCCGAACGTGGCATCCAGCCGCTTAAGGAAAAAGCCCGTCAGGCCGATGAGTTCATGCAGGTCTTTGGCCCCTATCAGGACATGATCCGCAACGAAGGCGGCACGCCCACGGGCGCGATGACCGAACTGTTAAGGACTGCCGCGATCTTCCGGTCCAACAATCCGGGACTCAAGGCGCAGGCCATCGCCGCCATCATGCGGCAATATCAAATTCCGCTGGAGCATATCCAGTCGATGCTGAGCAACAACTCAGCGCCCAGCGTTCTCTCTCCGCAGCCACAACTGTCGGGGATCGATCCGCAGCAAATCAGCCAACTTGTTCATCAAGAGCTGTCGGCCTTTCAGCAACAACAACTCGATGCGCAGAGCCAATCGGAAGTCGATCGCTTTGCCAGCAATCCCGAACACAAGTATTTCACCGATGTTCAGGACTGGATGGCAAGCCTGATGACTTCAGAAAAATTCGTCACAGCGAATCAAGGCAAGACTCCGCAAGAGAAGCTACAGGCCGCTTATGAGACCGCCCTCCGCGTGGACCCGGAAATACATAACCGATACCTGGCTGAACAACAGGCAGGTGAAAAAGCGCGGCAACAGGTGGCCTCTGCCAAAAATGCGGCGGTGCAGGTGAAAGGCGCTCCCGCGTCTGGTCCTGCTCCAAAACCGAATCCTACAGACCGACGGGCTGTGATCGCGAATGCGTTTCGCACCAATCGGTAGGAGTATCCCATGAGTTTTGCGAATAGTAATTACTCGGACATACTCGCGACAACGATCGAAAGTCGATCAGGAGTTATTGCAGATAACGTTTAAATTATGGACGTTGTAAAATTGGGTGAATTCGGTGAACGCTGAAATGCCAATACCGAGCCAAGCTGCGGACCTGAAATGTCGCAGAAGGTGTAACGACTAGATGGTGACGAAAGAATAATCCATCCACGAGCGCCCAACATTTGTTCGAAACCAGAGAGGAGAATTCCGAATGGTAAAAATTTACGCGATTGAGAATACGAGGAACTATAAAGGCTATGTGGGCTGCACAGCCGGAAAAATACAAAAGAGATGGCGAGAACATCGCTGCCTCTTGCGTGCCGGAAAGCATCAATGCCGCAAGCTTCAACAAGATTGGGATGAAATGGGGGAGGAGCGATTCAGAATCATTGAATTGGATGAATTGCCGCCCGGATCATCCGTCCTCGATAAGCGGATTGCAGAATTGGGTTGGATGCGAATTACGAAAGAACAGCATGGGCTGTATAACGAATTCGAGATTTCATTCCAACCCCCGCCGGGATTCCATGATAAGGCCATCGCCTCTCGAAAAGCTAATGGCTATAAACCGACTCCCGAATCGAATCTCAAGCGTCGATTGGCCCAGCTTGGAATCCCAAAAGGACATGGCGCGAAAATCAGCGCAACCAAGCAAGCGCGTAAAAACAAGTGATGAGATAGTCTGCTCTGCATCGAATCGAAAGATGCAGAAGTCGGGGATAAAGAGCCTCGGCGATAACACCAAGCGTAAGAACAATGCACTCCTGACGCGGCTCAAGGAACGTGGACGCGAGAAGACCTTTTCGGGTGGTTCGACCATCTTGCAAGAGTTGTCATTCCAGCCCAATTCCACCGCCATGTATTACAGCGGCGCGGAAACATTGAACATTTCTCCTGCGGATGTGATTTCCGCAGCGCAGTTCCCGATCAAGCAGGCCGCCTGCGCGGTCACGATCACCGGATTGGAAGAACTCCAGAATGCCAGTGAAGAGGCCATCATTGACCTGTTCGATGCCCGTTTGGACGTGGCCGAAGGATCAATGGAAAATCTCATCACGACTGGAATCTATTCCGATGGCACGGGTTCCTCCGGCAAGCAGATTACCGGAATCCAGGCCATGCTGACCACGACCGCATCCGGCGTGGTGGGCGGCATCGATAAAGGCACATGGTCGTTCTGGGCCAATCAGGTCACGGACTTCTCTGCCGATATCGGATCTTCGGCACTCGCAACGACCATCAATGCAGGCTTCAACAACCTGTATGCGAAAACGTCTCGCGGGTCCGATGTGGTCGATCTGATTCTGGTGGACAACTTCTACTGGTCGATGTACATGGCCTACCTCCAGAACATCCAGCGGTTCACGACCGATTCCAAGATGGCCGATTTGGGATTTGTCGCGGTGAAACACATGAACGCGGATGTCGTGCTCGACGGCGGTATCGGCGGGAACATCCCGACCCATACCGGCTATTTCTTGAACACGAAGTACATTTTCTTCCGGCCCCATTCCAAGCGGAATTTCGTTCCGATTGGCGATGACCGGATGAGTACCAATCAGGATGCGATTGTGCGCTTGATTGGATGGGCGGGTAACATGACAGCCTCGGGACTCCAGTTCCAAGGCATTTTGGTGGAATAAGGAGAAACCATGTCAGATACATCCAATTACCGAGATTACGTAACGGATGGAAAGATTGGCATCGATCTCACCGCCACCTATCCGTCCATGTCCGCCGGGAGCACGACCGTGTCTCCCTACAAGCCGGGAGATCGCACGACTGGCAACAACAACAGCCATTACGTGTTCGCCCGCGCCCAGTCCGATATCACGCAGTTCCAACTGGTTGGATTTTCCAGCTATGCGGATTCTTCGTTGTCCTCGGATTCGGCCCGCGCTCCGATTCTGGCCTGCGCCCCCATCAGCGTCACGCTGGCGGTTCCGGCAGGAGTCTTCGGCAGTGCGGCCATCTTGGGGATCGCGCAGATTTCGATTGCATCCAGCTATTACGGATGGATCGCCCTGTCGGGGACGGCGCTCCGGTGCAATGCCGTGGCCGGTGCCAATCCCAAGGTCGCCCTGTATTGCAGCACAACGGGAGGCGCAGTGACATCGACAACTGCATCTTCGGCTTACATTGCAGGGTTGACGTTGAATACCTCGGCCACTTCGGCATCCGCTCCGTGGTGCTATGCGAACTTTCCAAAGATCGTCATGGCGCAAACCTCCTCAACCTAGTCCGGTGGGGTGCCTTCGGGCACCCCTTTTCATACTTTGGAGAAATCATGAATCACAACCATAAGCACGACCACTGCAAGCACGAGCACCTGAAATACTGCGCTCACTGTGACAAGCCCTATTGTCTGGATTGCACGAAGGAGTGGAATCTGAACGAGCCGAAATGGCATTGGTATAGTAATACCCATCCGCAGGTTACTTATATGGGAACGGGCCAGCCTATGTCCGGCGGAATATCTTGGTCAAATAAAGTTCAAGCTCTGGGTAGTTCGACCACGACTTCCGCTCCACAGCAGAATCAAATGAACTGTCAGCATGGGGCGACTCCCAAGCAGTAATGGAATCGCTTCCCATTCAAATCCAAGGCTCCTGCGTTCTCTCCGAAGATGGCATTTTTCGCAATATGGCAAAAGCCTGCCTTCGCGGACTGCCGGAAATCACGCACATCCATTTGCCGAACACGACGGTCTTTTGTCTGGTGGGGTCCGGGCCGAGTCTCGCAACTCAACTGGAACTCTTGCGGGCGCTCCAGCATCAAGGCGCAAAGGTCATGGCAATCCGCGATGCGCACGACTATTTGATTGCCAACGGCCTGATCCCCGACTATGCGCTATCGGTGGATCCGCTGCCTTCCGCGGCGGACTGCTTCAAAGCGCCGCACCCCGATGTCCACTATTTGATTTCCTCGCAGTCGGATGATGCGATGTTCGAATTCCTCAAAGGTGCGAATGTGACCCTCTGGCATGGCTATGTCAAGGAAGGCCAGACCGAACCCAAGGGCAAGTTCCTGATTGGCGGCGCGACGACTTCCGGCTTGCGCGGTTTGGTCGTGGCCTATGTGCTCGGCTATCGGGATTTCCGGCTCTTTGGCCTCGATTCCTGCATGAACAAGGAAGGAATTCTGCGGATCAACGGCACGGGCCCTGGCGTCGATAAAGAAATCTTTCCGATTCAAATTGAACGCGGGGGGCGCGAATTCCACTGCAATGCCTCAATGGCGCTTCAGGCGCAGAACTTTCAGGATCTTTACGAACATCTCCCTGAAGCCACATTTACGGGATATGGCGATGGGTTGATTCAGGCCATCATCCTCCAGCGCAATGCCAATCGGAAACGGCTCGAGGCGATTCGCCCGATCACGAAGAATGATCGTGTATCCTTCATTCATGCGGGAGGGCCGCAAATGGCCTCTTACCGCTATCGAGCGGCGATTCCGGCGCAATACCTGCGGGCCGAGATCAACGACTGGACGGCCTCCACCCTGATTTTCAGCAAGCCGCTCCCGCATGAATTGATCCAAATGGCGGAAGCGCGTTTGAAAGGACAGCGGGTCGTCGTGGATTTCTGCGATGACCATTTCGAGTGGATTCATTATCAAGAGGCTCTCCGGTTGGCCGATGTCCTCGTCTGCGGAACTACCGTCATGGCCGAGCGCATCAAAGCCTGCCGAAAATGGATCGATAAACCCGAACCCATTGTGATTCCCGATCCGTGGGAGTTTCCCCTCCAAGCCCCTCACGCTGCCGGTTGGCGCACCTTGTGGTTTGGTCATGCTGTCAATCGTCCTTCACTGATGCGGATCTTGCCGGATCTGGAAGGCATGGATTTGCGGGTTGTCTCGAATTTCGAAGGAGCGATCCCGTGGTCGATGGAAACGCTGTATCATGAGCTGACCCTTGCCGATATTGTGGTCATGCCGGCGAGTGACACCTATAAAGGCGCGAATCGCACGGTGGAGGCCGTTCGCAGCGGTTGTTTTGTGATTGCCGAACCCCATCCGGCGATTGCCGATATTCCCGGAATCTATATTGGAAATATCAAGGAAGGAATCGAATGGCTGAAACAGCAACCCCTCTTGGAAGTCCACCGCCGAATTTCTATGGCTCAGAAATACGTGACGGACGCATTCTCGCCCTCAACAGTGGCATCTGCATGGAAGACTGCTATCGGGTCGCCTACAACCTTGGAAGTGGTCGAAGTCCCTGGCCCGGATGGACCAATGTCGATATCGCCGGAAGTGGCGCGGATTTAGAATCCGATCTCCGGAAGCTGCCCATCGAGAGCGATTCTGCCGATGCGGTGGCGGCGATTCACGTCTTGGAGCATTTTTATCAATGGGAAGCCGAACCATTGCTTCGGGAATGGCGGCGCATCCTCAAGCCCGGGGGCGTCTTGATTCTGGAAATGCCCTCGATGGATAAAGTCTTCAGTTACATCGCGCACTGCGTGAAAACCAAGGAAGATATTTTCGACTTCATGACCATGAACGCCTTTTATGGAGATCCGAAGCACGAAGATCCGATGATGACGCACAAGTGGGGCTATTTCAAAAACTCGATTCTGGATCTCTTGGAGAAGGTCGGGATGCGGAATATCGTCTTCCCGGAAGTGCGCTATCATTTTCGTTTTCGCGATTTGCGTGTCGAATGCAACAAGTAAAGACCGCGTTTTATGATTTGCAAATCTGTCCGGTCACATGGAGTTTCGCCGATGCGATCCTTCGGGCCAAGGATGCCGGATGCCAGCGATTCGTGATTGTGGATGGACAGCGCCATGCCAAGTTGACTCACTTTCCGCCCCATGAAGTGAAAATGCGGATCAATAGCATTGCCCGTCCCCTGATTGCCAATGCGGGCATGGAATATGTCTTCATCAAGAATCGCGAGGATGTGATTCGGATTTGGAGCAAAGACTGTTATCCCCGATGGTACAAACCGCACATGCCCAAGCGGGCTTACCGCGGAACGACGGTCAGCAGCCGCGTAGAAGTCAAATCCCGCTTTCAGCCGAATCCGGATCTCATGCAACAGTTGCGAACCGAATATGGCAATCCGATAGTCATGACAATCCGGCAGCAACGCTTCCAGCCCGAACGCAATGCGAACATCCCGGAATGGATTGCGGCAGGACAGGAATTGGAACGTCAGGGTTTCTCGGTCGTGATTGTCCCGGATTTCGAGAACCCAAACACCGAGTTTGGTGGTCTGCGGGTTTGCCGCCAAGCGGCATCGAATATGGAATTGCGGCTGGCCTTGATGCACACCGCGATGGTGAATTTTTTCGGCTCGAATGGTCCGGTTGCCATCGCCATCAGCGATGAGCGGATTCCCGCGATTTATATCCACTGGCTATTTCCCGACTGTGCCAATAGCAATGCGGATCTCCTCGCCTTGATGGGGTTCTTTGAAGGCCAGCAGCCGGAAGGATTCGGGCCGAATCAGTGGATTGCATGGTCTACCGATAATCGCGAAGGCATTCTGGAATCGTTCCGCCAATGGTGCGCTTTGAACCCAGAAAGGGTAGAATCGGCGCGAACAATGGAGTGCGTGAAATGAGCTTAATGACAGTCGGAGAATTGAGGTTCGAGCAGGATCTCTGGATTCTCATGGTGGAATCCTCCTGCGGACACAACTGGATGCTGTTTTATCCGAAGGATCACAAGCCGGGAGAAAATGAGATTCAGGTGCAATTGGAGCATGCGAAATTGACTCCATGTAAGGCGTGCACGAAATGAATGAGCGACTAAGGATTTTCATCGGCATGGACAAGCGGCAACCGATTGCCTATAACGTCCTGCGTTCATCCATTGAGAATCATGCTTCGGCTCCAGTTGATATCCAGCCGCTCAATATCGACTTCATTCCCATGAAGCGAAGGGGCCTTACTGATTTTTCATTCACGCGCTATATGGTTCCATTTCTCTGCGAATATTCCGGATCTGCGCTGTTCATGGATGCCGACATGATTGTGCGCGATGACATTTATAAACTTCCGCCGATTGTTCAAATGGATTATGCCGTTTCTGTTGTAAAGAATCCAAGGCGCTTCGAATGGTCGAGCTTGATGTATTTCAATTGCAATGATTGTCGCGCTCTCACGCCAGAACTAATTGAACGCGGAATTCCGCAGAACTTCGATTGGTCGAAATGGGGAGTTGGCGAACTTCCGACAGAGTGGAACCATCTCGTCGGTTATGACGAACCAAATCCGAATTCAAAGATCGTGCATTTTTCGATGGGCATCCCCATATGGAAGGAAACCGCAGGCTGCGAGTTTGCCGAAGAATGGCGCGATACGTTCCGCCGCATGAACTCCTCCGTGAGCTTTCAGGAACTCATGGGGCGCAGCGTCCATGTGCCGCATTTGGATAAGCTGGTGGCGAAGTGAGCATCGTTCTTCCCTCCATCATGACCACCGAAGAGCGCCATGCGCAGATGGCGGCGGCACTCCGAACCGGGTTACCCTTCCTCCGAAAGCTGGGCCAATTTCATGACCAATGGATCAATATTGTCTGCTATGGCCCATCGCTGGTGGAAACATGGCATGACATTAACCGCCGTGATTATCTTCCGATTCTTACCGTCTCTGGTGCGCATGATTTCCTGATCCGGCGAGGACTCACGCCCAGCATTCATGTGCATATTGATCCCCGACCCTATCAGAAGGAAATGCTGGAACTGCCCACTCCCTCCACGCGGTATCTCATGGCAACCGTATGCCCGCCGGATTTCTGGCTGGTCTTGGCGGGGTTCCATACCGAACTGTGGCATCTCATCAATGATGATGAAACCGTCGAATGGCTGCATCTTCATCATCCCGAAGGCATGAAGTCCGCCATCGGCGGCGGCTCGACTGTGGGGCAGCGGGCCATGAATGTCGCTGCGGCTCTGGGATTCCGACGATTCCGGGTTTATGGCATGGATTTCTCATTTGGGGATCACCATTGGGCAGGTCCGCATCCGGGCAATGATGAACCGATCATTCAGGTCGGGCTTGGCAACAAAACTTACACGACGACACCGCATCTATGGAAAGCCGCACGCGAGATGATGGACTTTCTTGGCTCTGCGGATGTTGAAGTCGAATTTCACGGGGACGGTTTAATGCAGGATGCCGCCCGAACACTTCAGAAAGGTAAAATCCGATGAGTAGCGAAATGATTGCGGCCTGGACGAATGCGAATTTTCACGATGACCACAGCGGCAAGCTGATTGTCTTTTTCCATCAGTTCCAGAAAAAGATGACCCATCAATCTGAACTCGAAGGCCGTCCGGTTTTCAAAGAAGTCACTTATATCACCAAGATCGTTCCCGGAACCAATGGGCATACGGTGGACCGGGAGATCCGTCAGGCCGATAAAGAGGAGTTCGCGGAAAAGTGGGAATATTATCAGCGGACGCAGCAGAACAAGGTGACGGGCATTCCGCTGGATTACTGGCCCGCGCTGACGGACAACCAGAAGATCACCTATAAGGCATCCAATATCCAGACGGTCGAGCAGTTCGCCAATCTCTCCGATGGCACCTGTCAGCAGTTGGGAGCCGGAACGCTGGACCTGCGTCGAAAGGCACAAATTTTCGTTGAGGCTGGTAAAGATGCCGAACTCCTTGGTACAGTGCGGGCGGAAGCCGAAAAGCGGGAGCAGGCGCTCAATGACAAACTCGCTGCATTGGAAGCGAAACTCGAAGCGATGACGGCCGGCGGCGAAGCCAAGCGCGGCCCCGGTCGCCCGCCGAATCCGAAGGAGTAGCATGGCTTACACGTTGCTGCAACTGGTCGATCAATCCTCGGGAGAGATGGGATTGCTTCAACCCGCATCCGTGATTGGATCGTCCGCCAACCAGACGATTCAAATGCTGGCATTGGTGCAGCGATTGGGCAAAGACCTGATTCGGGAGTTCGAATGGAACAAGGCGGTCAAAGCCTATATCTTCCAGACCACCGCCGCGACCGTCCTGACGGGCACGACCACGAGCGCATCGAAAGTCGTGACAGGGCTATCCAGCACGACTGCCCTTTCGGTGGGCAATGTCATCACGGGCACGGGCATTCTCGCCTATACCGAAATTGCCTCGATTGATTCTTCCACCCAGATCACGATGAATGTTCCAGCTACAGCTTCGGGTTCGGTCAGCCTGACTTTTGCCGTGCAGGATTATGCGATGCCGACCGATTACGACCGGATGATCTCGGATACGAACTGGGACCGCACGAATCACTGGCGCAATCTGGGAACGAAGTCCTCGCAGGAGTGGCAGACGCTTCAGGGCGGTCTGATCTCGACTGGTCCGCGTGAACGCTATCGGATTTACAACGGCAACATGCGGATCTTCACCGCCGTCACATCCTCGCTGAATATCTCATTCGAATATGTCTCACGATTCTGGGTGCTGGCCTCCGGGGGGACGGCGGCAACGAAATCGGAGTTTTCTCTCGATTCCGATACCTGCATCTTCCACGACAACCTCATGACGGCGGGGCTGAAATACTATTTTCTCCGTGCCAAGAAGCTCGACTTCATTGCGGAGATGATGGAATTTCAGGAAATCCTCTCCGCCTGCAAGGCTCAGGATGTGCCGCAGCCGACACAGAGTTTGGCACCGGAAGCCATTCCGCCTTATGTGGGGCCGTGGTCGGTGCCTGACGGATCGTGGCCAACTCAATGACAACAAAGCACTTAGCACTAGCACCTGAAATCAGATTCGAACGATTCATTGAGAAGATTCCATTCTCCGAATGTTGGATTTGGACTGGTCAGACCATGAACAGCGGTTATGGGAACTTTGGCATTGCAAAGCATGTCTCCGATGGTGCTCATCGCTATTCCTATCGGATCTATAAGGGTGAAATTCCCGAAGGGCTATTTGTCTGTCATACCTGCAATGAAAAGCTGTGCGTTAATCCCCGCCATCTCTATGCGGCCACTTGTCTACAAAATACCCGCGATGCCCAGCGAGATAATCTGCTCGCAAAGCAATTAAATCCCGAAAAAGTCTTAACAATTCGACGACTTCGCAAAGAAGGCTGGAAGCAAAAAGCCATTGCCAGAGAAGTTGGTTGCGGAAAATCAATGATCCAGTTTGTATTAAGCGGTCATTCTTGGTCCCACATCCAATGATCTCCGGCACCCTCAAGCAGCCACGCCCGCAGGCTCAGGTTGTCTCCATTGCGGCCCCAGTCCGTGGCTGGAACGCAAAAGATGCTCTGGGCGATATGGACCCTCTCGATGCCATAACGCTCCAGAACTTCTGGCCCGGCACCAACAGCGTCATCCTCCGCAATGGCTATACTCAGCACGTCACCGGCATCACCGGTCAGGTGGAAACGCTGATGGAATATTCGGGCGGTTCCACCAGCACCTTGTTCGGCGCAGCCGGATCAAAGATTTACGATGTCACCACGGCGGGCGCAGTGGGTGGGGCTTCCAAATCCTCGATGACCAATGCGCGGTTTCAGTATACGAATTTCACGAATGCCGCGGGCTCGACATTTCTTCTCGCGGTGAATGGGCAGGATAAGCTGATCGGTTGGACCGGTTCGGCATGGTATGTCGATGGTGATGGATCGCATGACATCACGGGCATCGATACGGCAGCATGCAGCAACATTGAAGTCTTCAAGCGGCGAATCTGGCTGATTCCGAATGCCTCGCTCAAGGCATGGTATTTGCCGATTGATGCGATCTCGGGAGCGGCGACCGCCCTGGATATGTCCTCGATTGCGCAGTTGGGTGGCTATATCATCGCGGCGATGACATGGACGATGGATGCCGGGTATGGCATCGATGACATGCTGGCCTTCATCACCAATCAAGGCGAAGTGATGATTTGGAGGCTGACCGATCCCACCGCCCCGACTGGGATTTCGCTGATTGGCGTCTTCCAGATTGGCGCTCCGATTGGGCGGCGCTGCTATGTCAAATATGCAGGCGATTTGCTGATCATCACGCAGGATGGTCTGGTTCCGATGTCGGGCGCGATTCAAAGTTCGCGCTTGAATCCTCGAGTGAGCATTACCGATCAGATCCAATATGCGGTGAGCGCGGCGGTGGATCAGTACTCCTCCCATTTCGGTTGGCAGATTTTGCCTTATCCGAAAGGCAACCAGCTTTATCTGAATGTGCCGATTGCGGAAGGTTCTTCGCAGCAGCAGTATGTCCAGAACAATATCACGAAGGCATGGTGCAACTTCACGAACTGGGCGGCAAACTGCTGGGAACTGTTCCGCGATGATCCCTACTTCGGTGGCAATGGATTTGTGGGCAAAGCCTGGAATGGAACCACCGATGCCGGCGCGGCGATTCCCGGATTCGCGCTTCAGGCGTTTCAGACGTGGGGCGGGGCGGCCCAGAAGCAGTGCAAAATGATCCGTTTTCATCTCAGCAGCGATGGAAGTCCGGAAATCTATGGTAATGTCAACGTCGATTACGACCTGAGCGATTCATCGGCGCAGTTATCGGCGGGAACTGGCGGCACGGGTGCACTCTGGGATTCGGCCTTATGGGATGTCGGACTATGGGGATCGGGACTGGAATCGCAGGCATTTTGGCAGGGTGCAACGGGAATTGGGTATGCCTTTGCGCCGATCCTGAAGTCCTCGACCAATGGGATTCAGTTGCAATGGGTTTCGACGGATTTGATGTTTGAGCGCGGAGGCGCGTTGTAAATGGCAACCCAAACATTCTCCCCTTATGGCTTCGGTGGCCCTCCGCTTCAGACGCAGTTGAATCTCTCCGGTGTCGCGCCCATGCCCATCAATCCCGGCATGACGGGACAGCAAGCGATTCTTTCTCGATTGCAACCCTCGCTCGACCGGCAGCGGACTTCCTTGCAGACGCAGCTTTCCAATCAGGGGTTGGTTCCCGGCGGGGAAGCCTATACGAATGCGATGACCGATTTCGGAAATCAGGAAAATGATGCCCGCCAGCAGGCGATTCTCCAAGGCTTGACCCTCGATCAGAATGCGAATACCCAAGGGTTCAATCAGGCCGTGCAGTCGGGAGATTTCAGCAATCAGGCGATGGGCCAACAGTTCAATCAAGGCTTGGCCGGAGCGCAGTTCGCCAATCAGCAGCAGCAATACAATCAGGGCATCAATGCGGCGCAGCACAATTCGACCATGCAGGGCTTGTTCGGGTTGGGTTCGACAGTCGGCGCACCGCTTCTGACTAAAGCCTTCGGACTTGGCGGCGGTTTATCGAAGACGGCGGGGACAATTGGCGGTGCGGCAGGAACGGCGGCATCTGCATTATCTCCTGCCTATACAGCGGCACTGACAGCTGCGGGATTTACCGCAGATACGGCTCCAGCGTCAGCAGCCGCGTTGGCAGCGGCAGGTGCTCCAAGCGTCGGAATGGGTGGCGGATTGGTTTCCAGCCTTGGCGCATTGGCATCCAATCCAATTACTTGGGCAGTCGGGGGTGCAGTCGGAATTGGACTTCTCGCGAAGCATTTCTTCGGCAATGGCGGGGACCGGCAAGCGGCGAATCAACTCACGGGTGCGGGCGGCGTGCATGACTTCTTCGATCAAGCCTCGCAGCAGATCAATCAGATGCCGGATGGTCCGGAGAAGCAAGCCGCAATTGACCAGCGAGATCGCACCGCCGAACAGCAGCTTGTCAATTTCAGCAAGATCGACAAGAACCATTACTATCAGGCCAAGCAAACGCTGGAGCAGCTTTCGCAGTTCTCGACTGTGAAGCCGTTGCTGGGCTAATGGCAACCGCCTATATCAATCCCGATCAGCAGAGTATCGATCGCCGCCGCGCCATTGCGATGGCCTTGCAGCAAGCCTCGATGCAGCCGCTCGAGTCGCCCGGAGTTCGGGGTGCGCGGATCTCGCCATTGGAAGGCATCAACAAGATCGCGCAAGCCTTGATGGCGGATTATCAGAACAAGCAACTCGATCAACAGCAAGCCGCACTGTCGGGTCAGCAACAGCAGAGCCGGGTGGCGCAGGCGCTCGCACTCTCGAATGCCGTCACGCCGCAGCCGCAAGGATTACCCGCGCCGATGGCACAGCCGCAGGAAGCGGCAATTCCTGGAGAGAACGCCGTGCCGCCCATCAGCGCACCTCCCGTCATGACCCAGCTTCCGGTGGGTCCGGGACAAGTGCAGCAGCGCAATGCCTCGATGAGTGCATTGGCGCAGGCACTCTCCTCGCAAAATCCAGACATCGTGAAATCCGGTCAGGATGTGCTTCAGTCGCAACTGATTGGCAATCGCGAACAGCAGACGCGAACAGCGGAAATGGCGCAGGCCGCAGCAGCCCAGCAGCATGCTGATGAGCAGGCGCGATTATCGCGGATTGCGGAGAATGCGAAAAGCCAGAATATGATTCTTAATGAGAATCAGCGGGCAGAAGAAAAGATTGCCAGCGAAGAAAAGATCGCGGGGATGAAACCGGGTGCCGTGCAAACCGAATACGACAAGAAGGTGGAGGATTTCAATAAGCAGGCCGATCTGGTCCTGAAGTTTGGCCCCGGACCTACCGGTTATGAGAAATGGCTGAAATCCATTCCCCAGACATCGGGTTCTGGCGATCAAACGACCGTCACAGTCATTGACGATCCCAATCATCCCGGCCAGCAAATGCCCGTAGTCGTCAATAAAGGGAATGCGACAGGACAAGTCGTGACATTAAGCGGAGGAGTGCAGGCGACCAAAACGCCGGGCGCTCAAATTGCCGCAGATGTGAAGGAGGCTGAAGACTATAAGACTTCCGCAAATTCACTGAGCGCAATGAAGACACTGGCATCCCAAAAAACCTATGAAGCCGATCAGGCAATGGGCGATCAGTTTTTCAATGTGGTGAAACCGGGAACTGGCGCACGCATGAATGGCACGCAGATTGATCGCTTTATGACGGCCGGACCGCTGAAGGAAAAGATGAAGGTCTGGGCGCAGAAGCTCGATCAAGGCCAGCCTCTCACCGATGCAGCGCGTAAGGAAATGCTGGATGCTGCGGCGGCGGTTGTGATTAGCAAGAAGCCCAAGGCGACTGCACCAACGCCAGCGGGAAATGTGATTCATTATGATGCGCAAGGAAATCGGCTTCCATGAGTAAGCAGGCGCAGCTTCCTGATGGAACCATTCTTGATTTTCCGGACAATACTCCGGATGCCATTATGGATATGCGAGTCAAGGAACATCTGACTGCGCTTCAAACTCCCGACAAAGGTGCTGTTTCCACCGATCAAGCCAAGGCCGCATTCGCGGCGAAACCCTACGGCCCCGATGATCGCAGTCCCTCGCAAGTGCTTCAGGATTCCATCGGAAATAATCTTGAAGGTGTCGGGCAGTTCGTCATGGGAATTCCCGGCATGATTAAGCAGGGCGGCAGCATGATCGGAGATGCCTTCAGTCCCGAAGGAATGCAGCGGAATGTGAATCGCGGCACTCAGACATTGGATGCAATGGGTCATGCTGTTCTGCCAATGGTCGATAATGCTGCGAATCTAGCGATGAATGTCCTCAACTTTCGCTCAAAGGTTCCTCAGGTCACGCAGGAACAAAATCGAGCCTCAGGTAATTTTTCGGGACAGTTTGCGGCTCCTCTGATTATGGGTGCGGGGCTTTCGGCAGCTCCCGGAGCGGCTGGATCGCTGGCGGATGCGATTCGCAATCGCCCGACGATGGGAAATGTGAATGCTATGAAAGCCAATGCGGGAGCGAATTTTACGAAAGCTCTGACTGCTGCCAGGAATATTCCAATTGATCTGACCGAACCCGGTAATGCGGCAATGCAAGCGCAGCAATTGGGATCAACCGGCGCTCAATTGCCAAAAGTGATTTCAGACTATGCCAAATATCCAGTCGATCCCGTGAAGCCGATGACCTATGAAATCGGTCGGGATTTTGCCAAGAATGCCGGAGATGTAGCCTATGGTGAAAGGGCCTTGCTCAATGAGCAAATGAAAATGCACGTTGAAGATTTTCGCAGAGCCATGAATGATTCGAATCGCGTTGCTGCTGAGAAAGCGGGAGTCGTCAATGAATATGATGCTGCCATGAAGGAATATGCGAAGGCCAGCAATCTCGAAGAACGCAATGCGATCATCAAGAAATGGGCCGGGCGCATCGCGGTTAGCGCCGCTCTTGGCGGAACAAGTGGAATGGCAGCAAAAGCCGCATGGGAACTATTCCATGCGAAATAGTTTTTATTTGGGCAATCGCGATTCAATCTTGTCCAGTTCGTGCAAGATCAAAACTGCGGCGGCAACGACGATGCCAATGAGTATGAACATGCCCCCAGACTGTCATGCCGAAGGACGATTGTCAAATTCGGGAGGAATCCATTATGGGTTATAACGGATCAGGAACATGGGTTTATGCCACATCCGGGATACCGGTAGTGACTTCCACGACAATATCCTCCACGGTGCAGAACAATGTCCTGACCGAACAGGGAACGGGATTCTCGACTGCCATCTGCAAGGATGGGCAAACGGCCACGACCGCCCGCATTCCCTTCATCTTCGGCATCAATTCAAGCCTTACCACCGATTCCACTTCGACGGGTACGGGTTCGATTATTACCGCTGGTGGCATTGGTATCACGAAGGCGCTCTGGGTGGGTACGACCGCGATGGTAGCCGGAAGCGTGATTTATCTGGGCGGCACGACATCGAGTGAACTCAGCCTCCGGCGCAGCGGTACTTCATTATTGGTGCGCACCGGAGATGACAGTGCCTATGTGCAGGTCAATGCGGCGCAATATATTACCTTCAGTTCCCTGATTTATATGGGTGGGACGACTTCCAGCGAAGTCAGCTTGAGACGTTCGGGAGCGAATATGTTAGCCCGTCTCGGGGATGACTCCAATTATTGCAATTTCCTTGCCGCTCAGATTACGGCGGCATCCGATGTCCTTTATTTCGGCGGCGCTTTGGTGACGACTGCTCTGATCAAGCGCAGCAGCACGACCCTATTGATTCGCAAAGGCGATGACAGCGCCGATGCGGGAATCACTTGCGGCAATCTGACGACGACCGGAACGGTCAATTTGAATGGAACCAGTGGAACCTTTTTAAACAGCGTCATTGTGACCAATGGCGTCGTGACGGGCGGAACTTAAGGAGAATGGAATGAGTAAAGATCCGATGGATGTCGATCCCAAACGGATCAATATCCTCAAAACATTACAGGCCAATTTGCAGATTGCCACCGACCGCGCCGTCTCCGCAGAAGCGGATCGCGTGCAGGCCGAACAGAATCTCAAGACGCAAATTGCCGATGTCTGCTCCCTGGGCGGGGTCAGTGCCACCGACTATGGCATCGATCCAGTCACTTTCAAATACGTCCCGACGCCCAAAGTCTGAAGCTCTTGATGATGCTGCATGACATGGCGGCGATGCTTCTTGAGGGCAATGCCAACGATTGGCCCGCACTCGCCGGCATGATCGTGGCCTTCGGAGGCATTGCGGGCATCGTGGGTGCGGTGATTGCCGGTATGATCGTGGAGCCAATTATCCAGAAGGCCAAGGACGAGATTGCGCTGAAGATCGAGAAGGTCATGCAGACAATGGTTTCTAAAGAAGTCTTTGAAGTATTTGCCACCAATGATCGCGCCGAGCATGAAGATATGAAAGAGCAGCTTCGGGAGCTGGCCAAGAATGGGAACCACCGCTGATGCCATATACCGCTGAACAGTCCTACGAATTATCGCTATTGATGCTCTGCATCTGGCGCGAAGCCCGTGGTGAATCTCCCGATGCGCAGTTTGGCGTGGCATGGACAATCAAGAACCGTCTCGCGCTCCAAGGGTGGATGGGCAAGACCTATCCAGCGGTCATCCTGAAGCCTTATCAGTTTTCATCGTTCAATGCGGGCGACCCGAATGCGACAAAGTTTCCGGTCACTCCGACCGATCTCGCGTTCCAGCCATGCCTCATGGCCGCGAAGGCGGCTTATGACGGGCTTGGCGTCGATCCGACGAGCGGAGCAACCCACTACTTCGATGACAGCATTGCGGCTCCCTCATGGACGGCTGGCGCGACAAAGACAATCAAGATCGGGCATCTGACTTTCTATAAGGACGTGAAGTAATGGCACTCGACATCGGCAGCATACTCGGCGGCTCCCTCGGTTCGGCGGTAAAAGATATCGTCGGTGCATTCAAAATCGATCCAACCAAGAAAGCCGAGTTTCAGGCGTCAGTGGATGAGAACGCAGCGATTCTCGCGCAGAAGCAGTTGGAACTGAATGGGAAGATACAGGATGCCATCACCAACGAGATTCAATCGGCGGCGGAGATCATCAAAGCCGAGGCCGGTTCCCAGAGTTGGCTTCCCCGCAATGTCCGACCATTGCTGTTGCTGCTCTGGGGTTGCCTGATTACCTTCAATCAAGTCGTTCCCATTATCGCCCGATTCTGGATTCACGATATTCAGCCGATTCCCGTCGATCCTTGGGTTTATAAATTGACGGCGATTGGATTCACCGGATATGTGACAGCGCGAACATGGGAAAAGGTCAAGGACGCGGATCAATGAACTGGCGCGATTCCGGTTTACTCGCGATCCTTGCCGCGCTGGTCATCTTCGTGGCCGTGCTGTTCGGAGTCTGGCTGGTTGCCGATGCGATGCGACGGCTGCTGAACGGCTGAGTCCATCGTCAAGCGGGTGATGATGCAGTCGGGTTTGTGCTGAAACTGATCCATATTATTGACTGCCATTCCGGCGCACAGCTGACAACTAAAAAATGAGCCTCGGTCATCGTATTCAATACAGCTTTTGACTACCGCCTCCCTCAACTCCCGATTCTCCGCCTCCAGCCGCTGAACCTGTTCGTGCATGGCTGCGAACTGAGTTTCGATTTCGACCTCTCGCGGCAGGGCATTGCGGCGATAATGCTCAAGTTGCTTCACCGCCTGATGCCGACTTTCAACCAAGGCGCGGATGGCTTCGCGGAGTCTGGAGCGACACCCTTCCACCCTTTCACGCGGATAGTGGTTCGCTGTATCCGTTGCCAGATCCCGCGCCAGTTGCATGATTTCATCCACCGAATCGGTGTGCTTCGATTCGCTCATTGAGTTCTCCGTTTCCGAGCAGCAGCCCGTTTTTTACTTAGATCATCTCGATATTTGAAGTGATCTAAGACTAGCTTTTCAATCGCCAGCGCACTCTTCACGAACTC